GCCGTGTTAATTCGCCGTAACCCCCGATTTGCAAGGCAATACCGGGAGGGGAAGCGTAGTGTTCGACATAAGGTCAACAAAATTTTTGGAAGACCCTTGAAGAACCAGGAAGTAAATAGGTTTACTAGCTTCATAACACGAAGAGATGATCGCCTTGCGATCACTTTACGTATGATGATTGCAACTGTCGGCATTGCCGCTCAGTTCAATATTAGTGAAACCAATGTTAAAGCTTTTATCAGTTACGTATTTGGATATGGAATCCGGAACGGAACTGATGCTGTAACTACAGCCTGGAAAGACGTTAGTAACGTCCTTCAGAATATAGGCTTTCGAAACGAAGTACCGGGGGCGCCAATGACGCCAAAACCAGAACACCAGGAGTTCATGAACTTACTGGTGTCCTGCTCGGACAAGTTTCTTAAAATTGATTCGGACTCGATAGAGGCCTTGTGGGCACTGTCCCACTTAGGCCAATCTCGATTCCTTCCTCCACCATCTTTTAAGCTATCTAACTTAAAAATCATTGATTTTATAGCTGGAATAGCTAAACCGAGAGTCATTGACTCTACGGGAGCTTTTGAACTAGGAATGATCCTAGGTGACAAAATCTCAGATTGTGCAAATAAACAAAGCAAGCGTCTATTGCAGGAAACACATGTTTCACTGTCAAATGGCTCTTGCTGGGAAGCTTCTAGACAAGAACTAGGAAAATGGCATATCCTCAAGGAGGGTAAGGCATTTTCAGAATTTTTGTTAGACAGGATTTGCGACAGATTCGAGTTATCGGAAGATCAAACATCGTATGTTGATTACTTCGGAAACCTCGTCTGTTATGAACCACAAGGTGGTATGCAGATTTGGAAGCACGCCTATCTAACTCAGCCATTGACCGGAGAGATGGGCGACCAATATAATATCGAAGGAACTTTTGAAGACATGCTCTTCTCAAGAGGATTCGACGCCCGACTCGGGCAGCTACTACATTCGTGGGCATCGTGGATGAAATAACATCACGATGGATCTACGTTAAAAGCAAAGCTTATAGTAGTAACTGAACCTGGAGGCAAAATCAGACCTCTAACTTCAGGAGAGACATGGGCATACTTGTACATGGTACCAGCAATGCACATGCTCAAAGAAGCAGTGGAATGTTTGCCTGGCGCTAGGGTTGGACTCAATGAGTCAGACAACCTATGGCGCTTCGGAAATTCATATGAAAGGCACTTTGGAGATAGTAGCCAGGATCAAAGACCTGAATACATTTCTTCAAGTGACCTCACATCTGCGACAGATCGTGCATCTCACAAGGTGAGTACAGATCTAATGCAGGGGATGGTAGCTCGACTAACTAAGTCGGACTCACAACTTCGATCATACCTCAATGAGGCAATCGAAATGTGCTGCTCTCCCCGACTGATTTCCTATAAGAGCT